CCATCACCCTGATGCACTGGATAACCAGAACCAATACCAATCTCCCATCCTTCACTCAATTGTTGTGGGATTTCAACTGGCTTAACAGTTTTGTTACCCTTGAGATAAGCAAAGGTAACTTCGTGACCCAATTCTTTTAAACCAGCCATTAAATGCTCACAGTGGTTAATAATACCACCGAAGTTATTGAAGGTATGCATTACCATCATAATTTTCATAATTGTTTAACCCTTTGTCTCAATTCAGTTGTGGAGAAAGAATGTTCCCGTTTATTAAAGTATAGCTCAATTCCCCTTGCAAGGCAAATTTCTTTGCCAGTGAAAGGTTTTTCTGCATACTCATCACCGAGGATTCTTACATCAATGTCAAGAATCTTCAGCAAGTCTTCAAGATCTTTCTCAGTTTGATATACAATAATCTGATCAACATATTTAACAGCGTCTAGTTGAATCCAGCGTTCAACTACACTTTGAACTGGTTTGTTCTTTGTATCTGGACGATCGATAGTGGGATCAGTTTGCAATCCCACTACCAAAAAGTCACACTGTTCCCGTGCTTCTTTAAGCATTAGTATGTGACCAGCATGCAGCAGGTCAAATGTGGAGCAGGTAAATCCGCTTCTCATCCGAAGAACTCATCAAGTGAATTTGATTTGATAGACTCTGGGTGATACTTCTCAAGAACTTCTTGACCAAGTTTATTTCTCAGATAGTCATACCATTCATCCTGTGCCCACATACCTTCAGACACACCATTCCACAACTTACGTTGCAGTGGATGTTCCTTATTGTTTTTACGATCTTCGACATACTGATAACGGCAGTCTTCATAGTCTTTTGAACCAAGTTGAAGCATACCATCACGAAGATAACATACCAAAGAGATTCGTTCAGCTTCATCGTCACCAAGAACGATAGGTGTATTGCCATGCAGAACTTCGTGATTGTTAATCAATAACAGATCGCCAGGACGCACATTAACTGCAACACGATACTCAGGTGCAATCAAATATCCACCAGTGTAGTTACCATTGTTTGACAGAACCAACAGGTTTGAAAGTCCTGGCCAAAAATCACCAGCGTCATAGTGAGCAGCAGTGCGGAATGTTTTGTTCACAGTAATAGTTGTGAACGGAGTTCCTGGAACAATGAATGCTGGATCAATTTTCTTAATCGCTTCCATCTGATTGTTATATCGCCATGGCATCAAATCCTTGAAACCTTTTGCCAAAGTTTGTAGGAATGGAAACGCAAGGGCAAACTTCTCTGGATTCTTTGCGGTATATGCAGTTGCACGACCATAAGGAATACGAGGATAACGATCGAACCAACCAGCGATACCAGAGAACACAGAGTTGGCATAGGTAGTTGCGCAGATTAACTTATCAGCAACGAAGTTTCCTTCTTTGATCTGTTCTTCTTTTGGCAACTTGCGTGTCTTTTCAACCCACTCTTCAAAGTTGAAGTTGATTTCTTTTGTACGTTCGATTGACCAAACATTGTTACGATTGGAGATAGCCTCACGCTTACCAGCATGCTTCTTCTTGATTTCTTCAATCGGATCTTCGCCGAAAAGATTGTCAACTGGATTCATAAAATACTCAACGATGTCGTATTCATATTCACGAACCCACTCACGATTACCCAACTTCTCACCACGTGGTCCAGCTGCAGCTCCACGGTTTTGAGTTTCGGTTGCAGCTTCACGCAGACCAGCATATGCTGCATCTTGTTGTTCTTTCGTGAAGAAGTTCTTGCGGAACTTAAACGCAATGCGTTGCTCATCAGTGCCCTTATCGCATGCGGCACAATCGCGATTTAATTCACATGCTGATTGTGTTCCGATATCGCAGGTTGCTGGCATATACACATCACAGTCTTCTTCAATAAGAATGTCGTAGTGTGACTCATCTAAGAATTGCCCAACCAGATGGGAACAATCGTGTTTTCTATCTGCTACAATTACCTTTACCATATTTTTCTCCTAAAACTTGAACCCTTTAAATCCCGACTCATTATGTATTCGTCTACCAAAATCACTTTTATCGAATAAAGGTTTGTCGTCATCTTTGGAACCACTATCACTTAAACCTTCTTGAGCAGATGCTTCAACATCATACAGTTTCATCTTCGCTCGATCAATACCAATCACAAATCGCTTATAATATCCTGGGTCATTATAACGATTCTTCAACTGCTTAACAATAATTTGATTCAATGCTTCCAACTCTTCATTCGACACCAACGCAAACATAAAGTCGGCTGTCGCTGGCAAGCCAAAAGATTCAGAAGTATCTTCAAGTCCTGGGTCAGAGTTCGTATAACCAGATCGAGTTGTTTGTGTTGCAGAAACAATCGGAACATTATACTCAACTGCCAAACCACGAAGTTCTTCTGCGATTGACTTAATATATGTATAAGAGTTCACAGAAGCACCCATCTTCATACGCTGACTTGCACAAATGTTCAGATAGTCAATGAAGATAATATCTGGACTAAACTCACGCTTCAACTTCAACTCTTCAAGTAGAGCACGGAAGTGACCAGCATGGGCAGAGGCAGTTGGATATTCTTTGACAATAAGTTTACCCTTAGTTTTGTCAGAGATTTTACCAAGACGATTCTCAAAGATATCGCGATCAACTACCTTCAACTCATCCATCGTAAGATTCAATAAGTTTGCATCAATACGTTCGGCGATACGTTCTTCAGCCATCTCCATTGTGATGTAAAGAACATTTCTACCCTGCATTAAAACAGAAGCACCAACATGGCACATAAACAAAGACTTACCGACACCAGTACCAGCAAGTGCGATGTTAAGGGTTTTCTTTGACAAACCACCCTTAGTGATTTTATTGAACATGTCAAGATCGAATGGAACTTTCTCTTCCACCCTATGATAAAAATCATAGCGAGATTCAGCATCCTGAAGATAGTCATGACCGACATGGTTATCGAAGCAAACAGCAAGTGCTTCAGACAAAATAGAGGGGATGGCATCTTGCGTGTGATTCTTATCGTTTCCCTCGATGATTTTAATAGATCCAAGAATAGCATTATAAACTGCCCTGTCTTTACAGAACTTCTCACTTTGTTGAATCAACCATTCTTGATTCGATTCTTCATGAGTTAGTTGTTTAACATATTCCTGTAACTCAGGAATTTCTTTGTCAGTGTATCCCTTGAGATTGCCAATTTCAATGGACAAAATCTCAGGACTAGCTGGTTTATTATACTGCTCAAAAAACGAAAGTAACAAAGAAGCAATTGCTGCTTCTTTTCTATCTGCAAAATACTCACGCTTCAAATGTGGAACTACCTTACGGCAATATTCTTCATTGTGTATCAGGTTCGATAGGATCGCCTGTTCTATTCTCATCAATTCCACCTGTGTAAATTAGTTCATTATTTTCTAGACCGTAACGGATAAGTTCCTGAAGGAAGTCGCCAAGATATTGTTCAAATTCTTCTTTGACTAGATCGTATCCAGCATCATTATGAATATCATAATCAAACTTAATCTTTAAATGGTCATCAACTTCTTCAAAGGAAACAGCACCGTATGAGAAAATTATACCCTCATACGGTTTGTCTGTCAACTTTATCGCACGATTACCATTGTGTTTGTTTTCCATCACAACGTGACCACGCATCTTTTGCATATTATTCGTCTTCCATCATTGCAGCAAGTTCAGCTTCAATGTCTTCGTCCTTAATCATGTCACCATTTGATACATGGTAATTTTCTTTTACCCATGCACGGAAAGATGGTGAAGTCAAAATTGGAAGCCAGAAGTCTTTTGTATCTGTATCTTTGATACGATATTTCTTTTCTTCAACTTCACCAGACTCACGATCGACTTTAGAATACCAACCATTGCTTGGTTTAATAACATGACCAGATTCAAGTGCCATCTCAAGCAAACCAGACCAACGAGAAAGACCACCCTCATGCTTAACGCAAACTGGAATCTTTGACTTCTCACGGACATGGCGAGATTTCTCAACATTGATAATGAAGTTGTAACCGATAACCTCAGTTCCTTCTTTCTCTTGTTGACGACCAATGATGTAGATGTTATCTGCAGAAAGGTAGATACCAGTTCCACCAGATACGATTGCCTTTGGATATAAACCCTGTTCCATATAGATGTGATTAACAGCAACCATTGGAATGTCAAGACGATTCAAATATGGAGTGATCATACGGAAGATCGACTTCATTTGTTTTGCACGGGACATGTCGGCAACAGACTTACCTTCAAGTGCATCTTCCATTTCTTTCTTAGATGCCATGTTACCAAGTGAATCGATAACAAAGATAACACGATCACCACGATCCAAGTTTTCCAACTGCTTCAAACAGTCAAACTTAAATTCTTCCATGTTCATAATCGGCACGTGAAGAATACGATCTTGGTCAATACCAAGTGATTCAAAATATGCCTGTGGTGTACCAAACTCACAGTCGTAGAAAATCATAACTGCTTCTGGGTACTTGTCCATATATGCCTTTGCCATTAGCAAAGAGAACATAGATTTAAAATGCTTACTCGGACCACACCAAAGTGTAAGTCCAGGAACGAAACCACCATCCAGTTCACCAGAGAGTGCCACATTCAATGCAGGAATCTGCGTTTGAATCATATCCTTCTTAGTGAAGAATTTAGATTGGCTAAGGACAGAAGCATCCTTGACCAATGAATTACTTTTTAGTTTGTCTAAAAGACCCATGTTTACCCCTTTAAAAATTCAAGTAACGTCTTCTCATCCATCATACCAACATGGCGTTTGACTTCGCCACCTTTGTCATTGAGAAGAATCATTGTAGGAACACCACGAATGTGATATTGGGATGTAATAGATCCGCATGTGTCAATGTCATAATCTACGATCTCGACATTATGCTTGCCTTCTGCGCCAGCAACAACTGTCTTCAATCCCTGACATGGACCACACCATGATGCTGAAAATTTCAATGCTTTCATTTATCCTCCAATTTTAATATCAACTCTATACTCATATTATACCCTTTATTTCTTTGTATGTCAATTATGGATTATTCTTGCTATGAGGAACATCAAATACAAAAGTAATCCTAGGGACATCTCCAATGTTTTCAGTGCCATGAGGTAGTTTATTGTTAAACCACAACAGAGTTCCTGGCTCTACATCTACATATTCGTCACCAACAAAGTAACGATATCTGCCCTGTATTGAAAGATGGTATCTATCACGTGTATGATAGTAGGTTCCCTCGTCAATATGTAGTCCTACTGTGCCACCAACTGGTAACTTAAGAAAACCACAACGACTGACATTCTTGAAGTGTCGCTTCAAAAAGTTTACAATGTATTTGTGTTTGTGGTATGCTGGTGTAATAATGCAAAGTTCACTATCACCAACAAAGTCTTCTGACTTCTCAACACCACCCATGATTAACTGCAGAACATCAGCCTCGACATCTTTGTATCCTCTATCAAGCAAAGACTCTGTATCTTTAACATTGCGTTGATGACCCCAATCTTCTGGATACTGTTCCAGTTCGTAGAGAATGCGACTGACATTTATGCCAGTCTTAATGATTCTAATATTATCCAAAGAAGTCCTCCAGATTTGTTTTTTCTTCAGTGTTCCATCCAAGTGGTTGGATTACAGTTTGCATTGCATCAAGGAAAGTCTTTTCAAACTGCAGATCATAATCGATAAAGTCATGCAAACCAAACTCTTTTGGAAGTTCACTTGGGAATGCAATGACATCTTCGTTGAATGGGTTTGGCTTTTTGACATAAACGAAACGAATCTTGTCACCATCTTTGATAGGTTGATACTTCTTGTCAAGACCCATCTTCTTTATGTAGTGATTGAACAAGAGAGAACCACGAACATGGATAGGTGTGCCTTTCGAATAGATTGACGAACCAGAATAAGTTTTCATACCATTGACGCCACGTGGGAAAGAGATATCCTCAACTGGCATCTTCTTAAACTCCTGATGGAAGTTATTGATATATGTATGCAACTTACGTTCGTCACCATCAAGGATAACCTCAATGGAGTCTTTCAACTTGTCACGGATAACCATTGGAGTTGACGACTTGACCATCTCAAGACCCATGACTTTTAGCTTGGGTTTGGCAAACTGAACACCCTCTGAGTTGTGTACATTCAATATGTATCTCTTCTTTGCAGTCCAGATTGCCTTGTCGGCAAGCACCTCTCGTTTCATAATCATCTTTTGACTATACGCATTCATATAGTCAGCCAACTTTTGATATGTCGAATCAATGAATGGTTGGAACATATCTTCGCAGATCTTATCCATATACTTGATTTTCTGCTCGTCAGTTTTACCTGCGCAAACATGTTCAACAAGATCTTCAAGTGTCAGATAGATTGAGTCAGTATCAATTGCGATTACGTAGTCTTTATCTGTTGACTTCATAATCTTATTCATATAACGATTAAACTCGTTTGCCATCCAACGAATAGACAACTGACCAGAAGTGGTAATACCTTCAGCCATACGAATATCGAAGTAACGGAAATACTGATTACCCATGGCACCATAAGCAGAGTTCAACGCAATCTTCATTGCCATCTGCAGGTTATTCAGTCGAGAGATTTCCTTGACCAAACTCTTGTTGGATTTATCATGTTCGTAGTCCTGTTGAACACGGAGCATTTGTTTCTTGAATTTGCTTCGGTCGGAATACATCTTTTCCATCAACTCTGGCATGAAACCTTTAACATCCCTGCGATAACACCATCCGTTCGCAGTCATGGTCAGATCCCTTTGTTTTGCATAGGAAGTGTCAACCTCTTGGTTCAACAACTTCTCAACTGAACATGGAATCTTTTCAAGTGTCAATGTTTCTGGACTGATGTTGTATTGCATAATCAAGTGCGGATATAGACTGTTCAAGTCAAATGACGCAACCCATTTATGCATACCAATCAGTGGATCTTTAACGTAAGCACCTTCAAATTGTGTATCCTTGCCAGCACCATAGGATTTGGTTGGAATAACAACATGCTTTTTACGCAAGTGATTGTAGATAATCGCATCCCACATTCTTACCTGTGAGAAAACATCCTCATAGTTAATCTTTGCGTTATACGCCATGGTTAGGTTCAACTCGATAAGACGCATCTTATCTTCCAACTTCTCAACCAACTCTACGTCATGAATGTTATAGAGAACGAAGTCTTCCCAGTGATGTGTGTAAAATGCTTTGAAGTCATCGCCAGGATTGACTTTCTTTTTATCGCCGAGTTCTTGTTCGGCAATGTAGTCAAGACGATATGACTCTTGTTTCTGATAAGTGAATTTCTTGTAGAGAGCAAGATAATCTAGATGAGAGATACCATGGATATCGTAGTGAATTTCTTCGTTACCCTTGATGAATGTTTTACGTTCATTGATAAAACCCCATGGCGAAAGTTTCTTAGAATATTGCTCGCCAAGTTCTCTTTCTATTCTGCGAATGAGATAAGGTATATCGAAGAACTCGGTGTTCCAACCAGTGACGATATCGGGATAGTTCTTTGACCAGAAAGACAGGAAGTCCTTCAGAAGTTGCAGTTCGTTTGTTGATTGAATGTACTGAACATCGTCACGTGTGTTTCCATAGAATGGACGTGAACCAAATGTAATAATCTGTTTAGTCTTACTGTCTTTTACAGTGATAAGAAGGATTTCTTCATTGGCAGATTTAATATCTGGGAAACCATTCTCGGTTGATGTTTCAATATCAATGTAAAACGTGCGAACATGTTCTGGGTCAAAACGAATGTCGCTTTCCCACATATCGCTGATAAATTGATAAACGTAATTGGTATTCCCATAAATGCTGAATCCAGAAACATCGTCATAGGTTTTCACGAACTCACGTGTTTCCTTGACAGTTCCTGGACGAACTTCATCTACAATCTGACCATCAAGTGTGCGCCATCTAGAATCTGACTTCTTGGATGGCACATACAGGGTTGGAAAGAATTCTATTTTTTCACTAAAGGGTTTACCATCTTCGTATCCTCGGACACGCATTTCGTTACCGAAGGGAAACACATTGGTATAAAATCGCATTAATTATTTTCCATACATAAGCATCATTGCGTCAAGTGCACAGTCATGGACTGGGTGGTGTTTAATAACAGAGGCACGCTCGAATCCAGGATAGTCTACATTGCAATAACCATTTTCAGAACCAGTGAGAATGTCAACGGCAGTTCTCACATCACGGTATACATTATACCCTGTAAGCAGTTGCATGTCAACTTTCTTACACAATGAATCAATGGCCATCTGATCAAGTGAACCACGTGTCCACATAGTTTGGCTTCTTGCATTTGGGTACTTGTTCATATAGTTATGCAATGCAGTGATAGCATCTTCTGCAAGCATATCATCGGACTTCGGTTCAAGAGAAACAGAACGAACATACTCATGCTGATTCTGCCACCACTCAATCGTTCCAATATCAACAGTTCGTTTCAATCGTTCAACTTGATCCTTCGATTTCAGTTTAACGAACAGTGCATTATCCAACAGATCTTGATAAGATGGCTTATCTTCTGGATTGAAATATACAAGTGCTGCTGATAGAATCACGCTCGTTGATTCTACCCCTAAAGTTTCCACGTCAAATACAAACATTATAGTTCCCTATGTTCGCCTTCTTTTGTAAAGAAGGTTTTAATTTTATGTTCATTGTCCCACTTTTTACAGTAGTCGTTATCAATGTCACACTGAGCCAGTGCTTCTTCTTCGCTGACGGTTCGGTATGACATAATTTGTTCACCGATGTATAACTGAGAAAACTCTTTGGCAGTTTCCATTGATACATCATCAAGGGCATACTCAGGATGTGACGATGGTGCCTGAACACAATATCGCATACGATATGTGAGCACTGTGTCAACCATTACCCATACATTAGTTTGTTTATCCATTGTTTTTCCTTGATTGATATAATTCTTCATGGTGGTCACACAGAACACGAATCCATCCACCATTACGACTCTCACCGACATCACCACAGGTTTCGCAGGTAACACCAGCCATTGACTCAGCCATTGAAACTAGACCAGATATGTAGTCGTCACCACCCTGATAGTAGAAACGAAGTGAACCAAACTTTTCTTTGATCTGTTCAATGATAACTGGAGGAACAACCTCAGTATCTTTGTTCTTCCATTTCAGATGATGTTGAATGTTTTGTGATAGTTGATTGATGATGTTGAACCAACCATCCCCAATCGCAAACCCACCATACTTTGTATCGTTGTCGTATAGTTCTGGGTAAACCTTCTTCAAATAATTTACGTGTTCTTCATTCATACCATGTCCTATGATCTTCAGCTACATGTTCCATTCCATCATAATCATCGATGTGCCATTTAACATCGTCAGGAATATTCACAATGACAATCTCAGCTGCCCAACCCCATGCTTCTTTACCCATCTCTTCAAGAACAGCAATCAAATCTGGATCGGCACGATTCGAAGTTATGACATACTCAGAGAGATAATGTTCATCGTCACCAACATGTCCCTTGAGGTAATACGAGTTGCCGATCAAATGACTATCTGCTGGTACAGAGTCAAACTCAATACCCTTACGAGTTAGCAACTTCTCGAATGCAGCATCAGAGATACCGAACCCACCCCAACAACGATTAATAGCAACTTTCATTACCAGTCCTTCCAATCTGACTTTTTAACTTTCAAAAAATTATGAATCAACTTATCTTTGATCATATCGGGAATAGTCAAATATGGAAACTCTAAAATAAATGGACAGGTATTTCTACCCCATGCTCCAGTTTTTAAAAAGTTTGTGTATACCTGAACATCTTTCTTGTCGTTTACATCGAATAAACGCTTTGGCTTTATCAGCATATCAAGAATCATTTAATATCCTTACTAGAATCTGCAACATCTTTATCTTCACGAATTTCTACAAAGACAGGAAGGAAGAGAGAGTCTTCACCCTGTTTATTCTGTATTCTAACATTATACTTGACTGCGACAATTTTGTCAACTAAATTTTCAGCCCAGTATTGTTTTCGTTGCGAATCTTTAAAACCAGAACCGACATTAACTTTCACAACACCATCGGCAGACTCACAGATAATTGCACCTAACATTCCTGCAGCTTTACCTTCACCCTCTACAACTGCAACAATCTTAAGATCGCACTCAAGTTCACCCTTGAATTTAATCTGGTGCTTTGCACGTTTATCTTCCCATACGCCAGAGCCATCCTTAAGGATAATTCCCTCAAGACCCTGAGTCAGATAACCATTGAAAATCTCTGTAGCCTGCTCAAGAGTTTCTACAATGTCGCTTGTAACCAGCCAAATTTTTTTATCTTTACTTGGTTGCTTCTTGGTCATTACTTCCAATGATGCGAACCGAGTTGCGTATGGTGTTGGGCAATACCCATCAGTGAAATATGCATAAGGTATGACATCCCATACAGTTGCATGCACCATGGCAGCTTCTACTTGCGAGATTGTTCCTTTGTTGGCTTTGTTAAGGATTCCATTGCCAGTCTGCCGATCAGCAAACTGATGATCACCAGGAAACATAACCAGAAGTTCACCATCGAACACGCAATCAATATCACCAGCAAGAGAAATAAATTCTTGCTCAAGGTTACCCAGTAATAGTATTTCTTTTCCATTTCGGCTCCTAAATTCACATTTACCATCACGAACGATTGCATTGAAACGCATACCATCCATCTTCAGTTGTGCATAAGCAGGGAATTTAATTTTATCAACCAGCTTCTGCTCATAACCAGAACACAACATAACTGGATATTCTTTGATCAACCCCATCCAAACATCATTGGCAGTTGACACTGATACGCCACACTTCAGATCTTTCTTAATGACACGCTCAATTACCTTTGCGTCATCTGGAGTTAGCCCAGAAAGAATTGCTCTCAGATGAGCAATCGCTGCATTGCCAGTGACTTCACGGCTAGACAGAAAATACAGATTCTGTAGTGCCATCTCCAAACTTGTTTGATGCTCAGAACCCTCGCCCACAAATTCATACTCAGGAATCTTACGAATGTAAAACTGAGTGAATGGGTCGAGAGCCAAGCGGACTACATCACGTAGCACTTCGTTATCGCTATTTGCATTTAGTTGCTCGATCTTGAAGTTACGAGAATTATTTGCCGCTAGGCTCTCTAGGAAAGTGTTAATATTCATTTGTGTTTCAATTCCTTAAAAGTTCTATAACGCATATTAAACTGTATTGGTTTAATAAACTTCTTTACCTTACCAGTGGTCACATTATAAAACGCAACCATCTTTTCTTTGTTGTCAGTAAGATAGTAGATGTGGTTCGGAACATTGTCCTTCCACTTAGTTGTTTCTTGAAAGACTCTCATGCTGCTACCTTTAACTCATAGTGTCTTGCTTCATTGAAAGATTCACCCCAGTTTTCCAATTTCCACTGGTCACGTTCCTTGGCAAGGAAATATGCCATCTTCTGCATCTCTGGATCAGTTTCTTGAATAATCCAACCAGACTCACGGAGTTCCTCACGACCCTCAAAGGTTTCCTGCATTTTGTCGTGGTAACTATTGAGCAACTCTAACTGACGGATGAGTTCATCGCGATCGTTGAAGTCTACGAAACGAGGACGACTACCATGGGTGTCTTTGTAATAATCAGAAAACAAACCAGCCAATTCATCAGTACTCATTTTACCGTAGTTCATTCAACTCTCCTTAGATGCCAGATTTACGTGGATAGCCAACAGCGAAACCAGAAGTACCAGTGGAAGCAACACGAGTTGTCTTACCACGCATAAGTTGCTTCGGTGCTTTTCGTGCCTTAACAACCTCAATGGTACCACCAGACTTTAGGAATTTTGCAACAGCATCGGCTGTTTCGTTGCGGACTTGAGATTTGGATTTGTAGATAACATTCATAATATAACTCCTCAATTATTTGGACAAGTTCAAAACACGACCATCATATTCCATGAAGCTGACTTCGAACGGAACATAAACAATTTTACCAACACGGGAACCTTTCACACCTTCATACTGACGCTCGCCAGCATACACATCGCGAGTACACAGAATTTCAAACGCATCGTAACCAGCAGCTTTTTGGTAACCAGCGGAGAGAACCTTACCTTCAACATAGCAGTCTTCACGACCAGCCATAGGTTTAAAATCATAGCCACGAATCACATCACCAACAGAAGCCAACCGAGCATTTTTTAACATTTTCACTTTCCTTTTCTCATCCTATACATTAAGTATACCTGAATATTGAATTAAAGTAAAGCACTATTTTCAATAACCCTTCTGGTGGTAGGGTTATTTTGGGTCTGGAAGTCTTACTGGTAGGGTCTTGGAATGTGAAAAGACCCACTACTGGAGTGGGTCTCGGAGTCTTTTTGGGACGATTTTGGAGGACTTTGGAGGGTTTACAGTCCAGCAAGGGCACTGGCTGGGACAACTTGGATGCCCGATCCAAAAACCCTGTTGTACTCGTTTTCCATCTTTGGATCTGGGTCAGCTACGCTGGTTACACCAGTCTTATAGAGAGTGACCAGTCCAGCTGCATAAGGCATGTATGGAGCAATACCCACACCCACACCCTTTTCGGTCTGTTGCATCATAATGGATGCTGGAGTGTCCAGTTCCCAGTCAGATGCGTTCTCTTTTGCTTGTGAGATAATTTCCTCACCATTGATAAGTTTAAATACCTTCACGCTCATATTGAATCCTCATTCGCTAAGTAGTCGAGAAAATTTGCCGCAAGTTCTTGGTTGTTAAACTGGCGAATCAAAACTCTCTCTGGTTCATAATAGTTTTGTGCAATCACTAACACTTCTTTGGTACGATAAACAGAAATCTTCATGATCCAATTCCCTCGTCGTATCGTGACGAAGGAAATAAGGTCTTTGGAAACTTTTGCTCTCATACCAGTATTTAGTTACTGGCAGCATCTCCGATTAATGTATTGAATACTTTGATGTTTGATTTATAGATCATATCGTATAAAGCAATTCTATCCAAGTACGCATCGGTCATGGCAGTAAATGGAGTTCCTGGTTTCACTTCTACGTTCGCATCAGTTTCGCCAGACTCGCTAACAACAGTCATATCGTTCTTACGAGCAATATGTTTCATTGCACCATTTTCAGAAAGACAGTGCATATAGACTTCTCTAATATTCTTTGTTCGCAACCATGTCACTGCTCTATCAAACATTAACTGAGCAAATCCATTGTTACGATAATCAGGATTAACTGAACAACCAAGTTCAGCCTGTCCATCTAAGATTGATGCATGGCATGCGGCAACAATGTGACCATCGATATGATCAATGCCGAACCACTGTGAGTCGCCATCGATAAATGACTTCTCAACATAATCTGTAATGTAGTCATTGGTAACTACACCACCAAATCGTAGGCGACGGTCTTCACCTTCAAGACTAGTCAAATGTTCAACAATAACTTTGACATCTCGTGCTTTTAATTTTCTTGGTATCATACGTAAGAAGGGGACTTGCGTCCCCTGTTTTTAAAACCCTCTAGCCTCTCCTTCGTAATATCTACGAGTCCAGTGCTCAACATCACCAGTATGTTGCGGGTATTTACTAATAATGTATTCTTCTAGTGGGTTAGTTGGTTTGAAGACTTTAGATAAAAACTTTAGGAGTGCCATTTTGTATACTCCTTTGCTTGTAATCTTTTTGCTTCTTGCCAACAATCAATAATGTGCATAATAAAACCCTTAATGGATTTTAGAATAGACATTATTCACCTTCTCTTAAGAACTGCTTTCCAGAACCAGACTTAACTGGAACTTTCTTTGCTTTCTTTTCTTCTGGGATCAATTGATCAAGAGCGATCTTCAATACACCATTGAACAACTCAGCGTCTTTAACTTCGTACTGATCGCCGATAGCCCATGCACGTGTAAACGCACGATTGGCAATACCTTTGAACAAGTAGTCAGAACCTTCTGGCTCTACAGACTCAGAGTTTCCTTTAACGATTAACTTACCACCATCGATAGTAATGTCGATTTCAGAATCAGCGAAACCAGCTACAGCGATTTCAATCGTGTATGTGTTGCCGTTTCTACGAACATTGAATGGAGGATAGTTAGGGATATTCTTAGTGAGTTCGTCATGCAGAGATTGCATCTTCGAGAATTGCTCATCGAATCCAACAAAAACTTTATCAAAGTCTTTGAAGTGTTCACCAAAAATAGTTGGAATGAATTTATGTACCATTTGTTTTCTCCTATTAAGCGAGTTAAGTTATAAAGTTATGTATCCCAAAGGCATACATTGTGCTGGTTACTGGATCCAGCGGTGTCGTAATGTCACACCAGCTTTAAAACACTTCGTACTTAGCGGTCCTAAGGTGAAGTCAATTCTATTTAGGCAGTTTTGTCAGCTTTAGCAGCTTCTGCTTCCAGAGCTGCAGCTTGTGGACCACCCTGTTTTTGAATCTCAGTGATAACACCAGCTACTGCTTCGAATGGCTGTTTGCCCAATGAAGCAAGAATAGTGTTTACTTGGTCAATTGTCAATTCAAGTTTAATCATTTTTAAGTCCTATAAAATTATTTAGTTTTCTTACCGATGTTATATTTAGGAACAAGTTCCCATTCGTCTTTCTCTTTATAAGATACAACCTTAATCTGAGAAAGAGATGCCTTTGGGTCAGACTTGGCACTGGCAATTATTTTTAATAGTTCCCAGTCTTCCAAGAGAGACGCAATCGCATTTCGTCTTTCAATGTCACCAGAAGTAATGTTCGATTCTTTGCCATCCAATGCGAACAGTTCCTTAAAGTGAACGATGAAATACCTACCCTGCTTATGTAAGATATGGCAGGATTGGTAAAGTTTCTTTTCTTTTCTGGAAGCGATGCCGATGCGAGTCAGTGTTTCACGAACCTTCAGAAAGTTATCTGGTTCTGGTAATGTCACCTCAAGCATGGAATCTGGCGTCCAGTCGTAATAAATCATTTCAACAGTCATTATTTTCCACCTTTATATAGTCGTTCTTCTATCATACTCAACTGATGTTCTGACAGAACATTAACTGCTTGTTTTGCCTTCTCGATGGAATATCCATAATAATCCATAACGAGTTTAAGAGAAGCGGTCTTAGGATCGGCTTTTGCCCATTTACTAAACCTTTTCTTCTTTGGTATAGTATTTAGGTAATATGAAAATTGCCATTCCTTGGGGATGGAATAGTTACCGTTCATCTCATTGGCATGCAAGATGGTGTCTGGAAAATAAGACAAACCCTTGTTCACCATCCATGGGCTATAATCTTTGTTAGCCTGTGGATCTGTAAATAAGTTCTCCTTTGTTAAATTGATTGCGTTTAGAAAGTCAAATGGAGAAAGTGCCATTTACCCAGTCCTCCGCATAATCTTCTGCGAGTTCTTCAAACTCGAATACTTCAAAACCATTGTAATCGGACTCAGCTTCAAATGTTAATACGCCATATTGTCCATTGGCTGTTTTGTAAACTCGTGCATTACGAGTGCCGTTTTGGAATTCTGTAAGTATCGGTGTCATTTAAAACCTACCTCTTTCAAATTATCATCATGAGCAGCGAATCGTTTTCCTGGGTAACGTGTCGCCAAATTGTTTTCAAGTGTTCTGCGTGTTTCACCCTGTGCCATAAAACTATGGTCATCTTTGTGGTACACATAAAACATATTATCAGTATGTTCAATATGAATCGGAATCAAATCTGCAGCAACTTCTTGATGCACTTCTTTGAGTATCTTATCGATTCTACGCTGAGCATATCGTTCACGAAGATGCCAACCATAGAGTGATCCAACTGCAAAAATTCCCATATAGATTAGAATGTCCATATCATCCTCACTTGAATTTGCACTGAGCCATGATCATGGTCAATGCTGCCATGATATTTATCTCTTGGTCGGCAACGAATGCAGAATTGTACTGATACTCAGAAAGGATTAGGATAAGTTGCGGAATACTATCTGGATCCATAGACTGGATGGCAGTATCGTATAGTTCACGGAACAATGGAGCTGAACCAAGTTCAGTGTTCTTGGCAACCCACTTACGGACTTCGGTGAAGTTCTTTTCTTTCAACTGTTTAATCAACAGTTTGTAAGATTCTTCGTTGACATTTACTAGGATGCCAGCATCGATCTTACCAGAAACAGAATATCGTTGAAGTTCATTTAGAATACGACGATAGTCAGGAAAGTGTTTCACGATAAGTTCAGAAACAACCTTCTTGTCGTAGTCAACATTCTCTTGCGCAAGGATTTGAGTTACACGCTTGAAGAATGTTCCTTGGATTTCTGCCTTGTCTGCGTTGTCGATCTTAAACTCGATGACGGAACAACGAGAATGCAGCGGTTCAATGATACGGTTTTTGTAGTTACATGTGAAAATGAATCGGCAGTTGCCAGAGAAGGTTTCAATGAACGAACGCAGGGCTGGTTGAATAGAATCAGCATTCATATAATCTGCTTCGTCAATGATAATGACTTTCTTGGCATCGGTCAATGATACTGTGGAAGCAAAACCTTTGATTGTAGTTCGGAGAGTGTCAATTGAACGACCTTCGTCCGATCCGTTAATCATAATGTATTCTGCACCAATCTCATTACATAGTGCCTTGGCAACTGTAGTCTTACCTACACCAGCAGTGCCAGTGAACAGAAAGTGTGGAAGTTCACCCTGTTCTACATACTGACGAAAGGTTTTCTTGATGCTTTCTGGCAACACACAATCGTCAATCTTTTGTGGGCGATACTTCTCAACCCAGAGAAACTGTTCTTCACGTGATTCAATCATAATAAAAATTCCATAAAATTAGCAGGGGATTCAATACCAAATTTCTCAGCAAGATGCTGAAAAACAACATAACGCATTTCAACTGTTTCTCTTTTACGCTTACCAGCCTGTCTGGCAATCTCATCTCGAATCAACTGCTTCATCGCATTTACCTTGTCATGTTCATAAATGAATAGAACATGTATAGGATATGGATGGTCAGCTGATTCTGCATCAAACATCGAGAAGATAAAAGAGTCAACAGAATCTAACTTCTTAATTCTACTCTCAGATGTGTCAACTTCAAAATAAATCTTATCAAAGTTGTAGGCAGAAGTGCGTTTACGTTTTGAAACATTAACAGACTTCTGCTCTATCCATGATAGACCCAACTCAGAACACTTACCATCGGCACCGTATCTACCACCAAGTTTAGTTATGGTTGGGTAGTATTGTTGCAGATAATTAAATGTTAAAACTTCACGCCATGCATAATTGTCAGTGGGGTTGTAGCCCCACTTCTCTTTAAACTGTTCGCCAAGTTCTATTACTCGAAGTAGATCTTCAATTTCTTCTGACGAGGTGACAATCATTTAACCTTCGAATGTAGAATCCGCTTCAACAGCAACATAATACACCAAGTCACCAGCACCCTGGAAACGAGAGATTTTCTTTGAAGAGATACTCACTGAATAATCACCAGGAAGCATCTTCAGGTTTTCTACCTTCAGATTAACCTTGAATGATTTATCAGTTGTTCCAACTTCTTCGCTGAAAGAGTTACCAGAAGCATTCTTCTTGTCACCAACAACGGCAAGAACACGTGAACCATCACCAACAATGGCCAAGTCATCAGTGCTCAATACGCTTGCAGTTTTGCGAACCATATCAAGTTGCTTCGCTGTCAATGTAAAATTGATTTCTGCATCTGGGAAAGTAATGCTCTTTGTTGGAGCAGTAAGTGCTTCAGCAGCAGCTGCGAAATACTTGATGCTCATATTACCCTGTTTGATGGTAACATACTTATCTGAGAACTCCAACTCTGGATCTTCGAACACAGACAATGCACCCAAGAACTCACCAAGATCGTAGATACCAAAGTCAGCTGGGAATGTTTCACCGACAGTTGTATCTGCCATGACATTCTTCTGTGAAGAGATCGTTGATAATTTATTACCCTGCTTCAAGAGTAGGTTCATATTAATTCCAGAGAAATTCTTAAAAATCTCAACAGTGTTTTTACTTAACTTCATTTGTCATTTCCTTTTCATTTTAATTGATCACCTACTATGTATAATAGATTATACCTGGAAAGTAGGTTTTTGTCAAATTTATTTCGTTGCATTCTTCCAGTCATTAAACTCTTTCACAAGTTCTTCGTGTTTTGCAGCAGAACAATAGAAAGTCCATTCACGAACAATGTCTTTATATGTAACACGCTGTTCGTTCTCACCCTCTGTAGTAATCACAGGTTCAGATAGCATATAACCAAGAACAGTTTTTGGAAGACCATTCTCCCAAAGTCGTTCGACAGAGAACACTTTCATAGCATCCCAGTCGATAGCGAATGAAGCATTTTCCATTTCACCGACAAGACGTTTTTGGTATGCTTCATTTGCATATTTCAGACGTTCGTTTTCTTTTTTCAGATCTTCGATCTGAACTTTTAAGTCAGAGATTCTGATTTTATTATTGACATTAAACATTACTTCAATCCCCAAACCTTACCAGCACCATCTTCATACAAATCGTCTTTAGTATTCAAAAACATTTTATCGTTATCAACTGGATCAATAACGAATGGAGTTGAACCATCCCATTGACGTTCGAGAATGCCAACGACAGGAATACCATTTACATTCAACCCAGTTGGTTGGGCGTAACCAGAACCTTCATTGGTCGTAGTTGTTGTGACAGTTGTATGCGTAACAACTTCGTCATCATAATCATAACCGAACGGATACATAGAACTCCTTACAATAGCAACAATTAAAATAAGACAGAGCAAAACACCGATGATAATTAAAAGAGTACCCATTATAACATCCCCAAAAATACAATAAACAAAACAACGGCAAGCATTCCAAGAATAACCATACCAAAAATCTCAGTGGCACTTGGACCAGAGTTGATTACAACTGGTTGAGGCTGAACTTGTGTAGCACCAGCATCGGAAGGAACCTGTTGGGCAACCATTGGACCATTTTGCATTGGAGTAAATTGACCATTGACATACGTGCCAACCTGATAACCCTGTTGATTAACAACACGACCATCTGGATACAATAGAGCATTGTTGCTATACTGTCCAGGTCCAACATACATAACTGTATTAGTTGGGTGCATCATATTAGCAATAATCATTCCAGTCAACAGACCATTTGAATAACCATAACCCATACCCCAACCACCATACATCATACCACCACCAATATATGGAGAGTTGTAATGATAGTAGTTACCATTCGAACTACGAGCATAAGTCGTAGTTGTTGTAGTGGTAGTGCGAGTTGTTGGTGCAGCAGATGGGCGACTTACGCTTGATGAAGAGAACCCACCCTTTGAAGAACTGCCAGAAGAAAAGCTGGAGCTGGAACGACCACCACTTGAAGAAGAATGTCCGCCACCACCAGAAGAACTGCCACCTTTAGCGTCAACTCCAGTCGCAACCAGAGCCAACGATAACATCATAATATATAAAATCTTTTTCATTTTATTTTCCTAAGTTAAGCATCATACCGTTGCTACCATTAAGAACTGTAGTTGGTAGTTGACCATTCCACTTTTCAATCCATTGCAGTTGAACATAATTTTGTCCACCATTACTTTGGATAGCTTGCGCCTGAATACTAATCGCTTTGGCTTCACCTTCAGCCTGAGCAATACGACTCTTGGCTTCTACTTCAATACGACGTAAGTCTTGTTCAGCTTTGGCTGTTTGTTGGACAGCAATAACTTTCTGTTCAATCGCTTTCTGATAATCCGAAGAGAATCCAAAGTTAACCAGACTGATGCCAGAAACATCGATATCGAACGGAGCAACTTTATTCTTTAACATTTGTTGAATTTCATCACTGACGATTTGTCGTTTGGTGATCAATTCCTCACTTGTATAGTGAGCAGTTACAGTTTTGAATGATTCATTAATAGCTGGACCAAGAACCTTTTCGTCTACATTAAGACCGAACTCTTTGTAAATCTGCGGAACCTTGGCAGCATTCAAACGATACTGAACTACAATGTCAGTGTGAACAACCTGTAAATCCTTAGTTGAAGCATTGGCACCTGCCAGCTGATCTTTCTGCAGACGTACATCTACATCATAAACTCGACTGATTGGATTGACAAAGTGCACACCTTCAGTTAAAGCAATGGGATTAACTTCACCGAACGTAACCTGCACACCAGTATGACCAGCCGAGATTACCGTGAACGAACTGAAGAGAATACCACCAACAAAGACGATAACGCCAACAATGGCACCTAGTGCTTTCTGATTAAGCAAGATAGCAATGGCACCAGCGGCACCGACAGCAAGAATTAAAAACAAAAAAATTGTAAACATTATTTTTCCTTAGAATATTTCACATCATGCTCATACAGAAACATCAGACAGCACATTGCATGCGCCAAATGATTCTTACCAGTTTCGGGGTCGTTTTGTTCACCCTCTTTCCATGCCCAGAGATGTCTTTGCATTGCGTCAAAGTATCTACGTTTTGAGTCAGGAACAACTTTCCAATTATCTGGTTCGTATTTCTCCGCACCAAATGTCAGAATTTCTACCGTGGCTTTCAATGCCAGCGGAGGAAGTAAACCATACTGAAGTTTACCACCATCAAATTTTCGCCCACCAGTTGTTGCATTTTGGGACTTTTTAACTTCTTCTTTAGTTGCCATTATATCCTCATGATAAAAATGTGTCAGAGTACTCGAAAATACCCTGACACAAACACTCAATTAACCACGTTGAGCAGTAAAAGCAGAAGCACCTACAACAGCATTCGCAATCGCAACGATACGCTTGCTTGGTTGACCGATACGATACTTAGTAGTCTTAGTACCATCGGACAATTTTGCAGCATTCGCATAGATGCAGTAACCTTGATTACGCAACTGATGAATCGCATCGTGTGGGTTTTTCAATCCAAATGAACCAGCGATTTGCTTAGCAGTAACTTCGGCACCACGTTGTAAGTGGTTTAGCAATTTAGCCTGTTTCGACATATTATCTCCATAATAACCATCAATAAAAAAGATCGGATGAGGAGATGGCAGTCCCCCATCCGATTTAAGTGTGAGAATTATACCTCTATACCATTCTCACGCAAAACCTGATTGAAGTCTTCAACGTCTTCGTCAAACTCGACTGAGTCGTTAATAATAGATTGAAGACGAGACACTTCAACATCAGAATCCGATTCAACCTTCTTCACAGAAGTTTTAACAGATTTGACAGCAACAGCTTTAGGTTGCTTGGGAGTTGCTACTCCCTGAGCGAATTTGGACAATTCGCTATCAGTTGGCCATGGCATCTGATAAGTACCACGACCTACACGATTCTTGCTTTGTAACCAGTTAGGGTAACCCAACTTCTCAGCAGTTGCGCCACGCTCATCTTTCATGGCGTAGTACGCAGCATGAATCTGTTTGGCACCAAGGGTTTTCTCAGTTTTATACTCAGGAAATTTCTCAAGAGTACGAACGATAAACTGCTTTTGTGACTTAGTAAGATCTGCAAATTTCAACATAATATGTAATTCCTTTTCAAGTTTCAGTAATAATTATACCCGATTTCCGAATAAATGTCAAGTTTAAAACGGAACTTCTTGCATCGGCTCTGGCTCTGGGGTTGGCTGAGCCACTGGAGTCACGACTGGGTTTGATACTTTCTCAAACAAGTCTTGGAACGCCAGTTTTGTTGCAACATCAAAACGATTGCAACAAAGTTCAACTGCCTTCTTCTCACTCTTGAAGATTGCATAGGCACGAACGATGTGGATCATACGACGAGTTGTAATTGTTTCGTCAACACCACCTTCATCAAAAACCTTACGAATTGCTTCTGCCCATGTTACGAGAGTCTGAGCAAATTCTTCGTTGACGCATTCATAAGTTTGCATCAGGTTCTTGATAATCTTAACTTCAACCTTGGCAGCTGGATACTCTTGTTCAAAGGTTACAGCAAATCGCTCCAAGAATGCTTCGTTCAACACATTGGTACCAATGTATCGACCATCATCGCTACCCTTACCCTTTGTGTTCGCAGTTGCAATAACATTGAATCCATTGGCTGGGGTGATCATCTCATTCTTGAGTTTGAAGTAATATGGTTTACCTTCGAGAATTGGCTGGAGACACAACAGCGTGTTAGCTGAGCCAGCGTCAATTTCGTCAAGCAACAGTGTAGTACCATTGCGCATTGCGATTAGCACTGGACCTTCGACAATTTCCACATTACCATTGGCCAAAGTTTTGGAACCAATCAGTTGGTCTTCGTCTGTCATCATGTTAAGGTTAACACGAATCAAAGGTTTCTTGTGTTTCGCACAGATCTGCTCAACCATGGTAGACTTGCCGTTACCAGTTGGACCAGAGATATATGATGGGTAGAAAATGCCAGACTTGATGATCTGTTCGAGTTCTGGGTAGTTGCCGAAAGGCACGAAATTGGAATCTTTCTTAGGGATCAAAGATTCAACATTACTATAATCAATCACAAAAGATTCCTCGGGTTTAACTGCAAGATTACCAACAACTGGTGCCTTGGCTCCGTCGATGGCATACAATCCACGACCAGCTTTATTCACCATCAACCAACTTGGAAATTTCTTGGTACCAACGGTATCCATAATTTCCATAATTTGCGCACGAGAAACAATGCCAGTTGCAACAACATCGGGGAAAGTTTCAAACAACTTAGACTCAAAGGTCTCAACAAATTTCGCATCACTCATCACATAGTTCCTTCACAAAAATCATTCATAATAAAATTATACCGCATTTACAAATTAAAGTCAATACATTTTTGCACGTCGTAGTGCAGAAAGTAGTTCGGCAGTTGATTCCTCAGAATCTGCAGCCAGCAACCTTACTTGCATCTCAAAAAACCCAGCCTGATAAGCATACTCGGGTTTGGCTTCACGAAATTCCTTGATTGCTACATCGATGGCTTCGCTTCTACGGCGACGCTTGTCAAGTTCACGAGCAAATTTTGTAGTCATTTCAGTTCCTTTTCTCATCCTATACCATAAGTATACCTGAATATTGAATTAATGTCAATACCCTTGCAAACCCTTACTGCACGGGATCCAAAATAACCCTACAACTGGAAGGGTTATTAATCTTGCCCAGACATGGTCATGGAATGCCCTTCCAACCTCGCCTGTCTGGACAGGGTTTCCTCAAAAGACCGAGCCAAAGATGTCTTCACTGTGTATCCTTCAAAAAGAACTTCGCTCATTGGAATCGGAAACACGTACATTGACAAGATCTTGTCTTTGTGCGTGGTCGTCATTGTTTTGAACAACAGCTGAGTTGTTCTATCGTTTGGATATCGAGTAACCTGACTTGAGCGATACGAACCAAGTCGTCCGCTCAAACCATTCTTACCTTCTGCCTTTCCAACTTTGAGAATGTCATCACCATCAAGGATGAAGTAGATTCCTGTTTCGATGGAACGATACGCATCCATCAAAAAACACATGCGAGATTCATCATACTGCATATGAGAATGGAATGTCGCACGGTTTTTGACGAAGTCGATAACACTCATGCTACGTATCCAATAAATTGGTTCAACAAGACACGACTTGTTTTCTTACCAGTCAAAACCTTGCTGAAGTTCTTGGCAATTTGTTTGGCAGAATGCTTCTCGTTCACTTCCATCTCAGCGTCTTCAATCTTCAAAGAGTTTTGTGGCACGATAAACAAGTCATCACGACCAGTGTTCTTCAAAGAATAAAAACCTTTATCACGGAAGTCTCTACGCATTTGTTCAATCAAATTGTAGTGGCTACCGCTACCACGCAAAGAAGGAACATTGTTCTCAACTGCAGAACTGAGTTCGTTACGACTGTTGCGGCAGATGTAGAAACCAACGCTGTTGATATCGTAACGATCTTTAATCATTCGCAGAATTGCTTCTGTTTGAGATTGACCCCAACGAGTAATCTCGTATGACTTTTTGGTCACTGGGTCTTGAATAAAATGCTTCAAATTGATACGCTTACGACTTGCGTAACCATCACCGTACTCAATGCGATACTCTTCAAGACCCCATCTCTCATGAGGATACAAAGAAGAACCCTGACCATCGGTCAATGTGATCAAAGACATTTTCTCAATGTTGTTGGCTTTGATGAACTTAGGAATGTAAGAAACCATATGACCAACTGCTTCGTTCAATGGTGTTCCACCCAAACCATAGTTGCGAACATTTTGAAATCTCCAGAATGAATTCAAACGACGAGTCATTGTTGTGAACTCGACATTCGACATTTTGCTAGACAACAATTCAAGAAGGGCAAATTTGTTTGTGCCGTTATTCAACATAGATTGAGGCAGTGATTCAGTGTAAGCACGACGCTTGTCTGCCATGGCTACACGCATCTCGTAAGACATACCTTCTTCAAGATCGTAGTCAGCAAATGCCATAACCTGATATGGAATTTGAGCACGATGACAGAACATTGCCAAAGTAACAACCTGTTGAACAGTGTCCTTAATAACATTCTGCATTGAACCAGACCAGTCGAGCAAGAAAATCATACCATGGTTTTTACCCTGTGGCATAGTTGTAACTCGCTTGAACAAATCTTCATTCAAAGTGTATGACCAGATTTTCTTCATGTCCAAAGAACCAATCTTAGAAGTCTGAGCACGCTTATACAGGGTTGCTGACTTGCGCATCTCAAATTCTTTGATTAGATAATTCACAACACGTGAAGACTCTGTCTTGAATTTATTGAATTCAGCCTGAACACGCAACTGTTCTTCTTGGCTCTCATAAACATCAACACTTGTAGTTTCTTGAATAATACGCTTATACGAAACGAGCGGATCAGTGAAACCCTTTTCGTCAATCGTATAGTATTTGTATTCAGTTTTGTCGTCAGCCAACTCTTCAAGTTTCTTATCGAAGTTCTTGGTTGTTTGTGACTCAAGTTCTTCTTCAACTTTCTCATCGACACTGCCAGCACCACGTGACTGTTTCTTTTCCTCAGTTTTCTGAGCATCCTCGGTATCATCTACCGTGTCGTCAGAATCCTGCATCTCAGAATCATCCCAGTCGTTTGAGAAGTCTTCATCTTCCTCGAGATTATCATCGGGGTCGTTGAAGTCTTCTTCCAACTCTGGCTCTTCTGCAAGAGCATTCATAAGTTGTTGTTTGATTGTTGATTTTGAGTAGGTGTAAACTTCACGTGCAAGGGCGATGACTTCTTCAACTGTTTCAGTCTTTTCTGCACGAGCAACGAACAGCTTTTCTTCAACTGTAAATTTGACGCCACAGTTTAAACCAGCTTTGAAGTAAAGGTTGATGCGATCGATAAGGTTAAGTGTATTGATATCTGGAATTTTCTTGATACCGAAGAAGTCTTTGTCGTTGAGTTCTTTGTAACCATCAGTCATTGTTTTACGAATGCCAGGATACTTACGCTTGACCAACTTCTCGATGCGAACGTCTTCAAGGACGTTTAGGTATGACATGATCTTGCGATCTTCTTGGATCGGTGCAAGATATTCTTCTGATGTGTATAAGGCATGGCCAATCTCATGACCAACAAGCATACCCTCTACCACTGGAGAAAGATCTTTCCACATTGGCAGGGTTAGGACACGTGTAGTGATGTCGAAAGAAGCTGTCTGGGCACGGGCACGACGAACACTGATGTTCTCAGAAGCCAACAGTTTTGCCGACAGGTCAACGGAGTTTACTTTTGCAATTGTCATAATATAGTTTTCCTCAATTCAGACTTAATTATACGCTACTTCTGAATTAAAGTCAATACCCTCTGGAACACCCCATGCAAGGGCATACTCATACTCAGTCAGGATCGCTTCTAGATGCTCCCTGTTTGAGAGTCTCAGCTGGTCGTTAAAGTCCACATAGTCCTGTAAACCGTATGTTCCAGCGAGTTGGGCTAGTTCAAAGTCACTAAAGTCGTTCCACATATCTTTTCCCCTATTCATACCTAAAGTATACTCCCATAGGGATTAAATGTCAATACCCTACGTAAGTCGTTGATTTTAAATGGAAAAAATAACCCTACAGAGCGTAGGGTTATACGATCACGGAAAAGTCGTTTCGCTTCTCGAATTTGATAACTGAGCGGAATTTGTCAAACAGCTGGTCACCTTTGTGGCTGATAACAAAGATATTTGTGTTATCACCGAACTGGTTCATCAGGTTCAGGAAGTAATCCGTTCCAGCTGTGTCCAGTGATGAGTCAAAAATCTCATCAAGCAACAATAGGTTCGTGTTGACAGAGTTCTTCATCTTGGCAATTTGTCGCCATGTGAATAGGATTGCTAAATCGATACGCATCTTCTCACCTTCTGAGAAACTTGCATATGTAAACTCATCGCGATGTCTTGACTTGATAATCTCATTGAACGCTTCGTCAAGTTCAAAGTGAATATATGTATCCATTGCGTTAAGATACTTGTTGATCAATTTGTTCATTGCAGGAAGATACTCACGGATAATGGCAGTTTTAATACCAGTGTCCTTCAGTAAAACAGAAGCAACTTCTTCAAGGTTTCTCTTCTCAAGCAATGTATTTTTACCATTGATTTTATCGATGGCATTCTGAGCCAAGTCCTTTAGAATTTTCTTCTCTTCGTCAAGGTTCGTTGTATCGTTTTTAGAATTGTGCAGTTCAGACTCAAGTTCAGTATTCTGTTTGTTGAGTAATGTCACTGTGGAATTCTTCATCGACAACTCAATGTTCTTATCTGTAATCTGTTCGATAATTGCATTGATTGAAGACAGCTGAGAAGTCAATGTTCCAAGAACAGTTGTCAACTCAGTAATCTTAGAATTGTTATCTTCGATTTTTGTGTTTAAGTCTTGAAGGATTTTACTTTTATGTTCATCGGGGATTCCCTGAGAACAACTTGGACATACTTCATTCTCTGTGAAAAATTCTGTGTGATGTTCGCAGGTTTCAATCTTCTGGGATAGTCTACCTTTCAGTAACTTCGCCTTGTCAATATCTTCCTCAATTTTATCTTTAGACGTAATTTGGCTTTTAAGATTGCCAATCTCTGTGAGAATGGTCGTAATTTCCGAAGATGTCTCTGCGATGGTTTGATTATTCGTGGCAATTTTATCTTGGATCTTCTGAAGCGATTCCACTTTTGCTTCCGATATCGTTTTAATAAGTTGAGTTTGCGACTCAACCTTTGTACGTGCGTTGGTGATCTCCGCTTCGATCTTAGTAATCTCATTCTTAGTTCCTTGCGCTTTTTCTTTTAACAATTGATTCATAGTTGAGAAAATCTTAATGTCAAGGATATCCTCAATTACTTCTCTACGCTGATGCGATGGTAGTTGCATAAAAGGAACGAATGACGCTGAACCAAGAATAACAACCTGTGTGAATGTCTTGTAGTTTAAACGTAAAATCTGTTGCTCAAGAACTTTTTGATAATCTCTTGATGCAGCATCTTGATTGACCATCTCTCCATCAATCCATATCTCGAAGATGTTTGGTTTGATACCACGAATGATTTTATATTCTTTGTTGGAAATACTAAACTCAACTTCAACGACACATCCCTTACCGTTGATGCTGTTTATTAGTTGGCTCTTGTTGATGTTACGGAATGGTTTTCCAAACAATGAAAAGCACAACGCATCTAGGATTGTGCTTTTACCCTCACCATTCTTACCGATGATCAATGTTGTTGGTGATTTGTCTAATAAAACTTTGTTTGGTGAATTGCCAGTCGAAAGGAAGTTCTTCCAGCTTACACTTTTAAATACGATCATTTATCTTTCCATTCCCACCCGAGCATTAATTTGGTGAAGATTCTATGTAATAATTTCGGTTTTGTTTTACGACCAACAGACATATTTGGTGTAAGTTCCCATGAGCCAACAGCACCATCTGGTAGAACCTGAAGCATCTTATATGTTGGATCAATTTGCGCCCATGCTACTGTTGACAATCCATTTCCTGCAGTAAGAACCATTCCAGATGTAACAGAGTTCGCCCACTGCTTTTCTCGTTTCTCTTTTTCATATGCTTCACATGGAGTGAAGTCTAGATCAAGATTATTTTGTTGAGTCAGTGGCCAGAAGAACTGGATTTCTTGTTGATACATTATACAACCTCTATATTGATTGCCTCGGTATATAAAGTTTTCATATATGTCTTGACTGCTTCTTTATCTGCATCAGTTTCAACAGAATCAATAAAGTGAGAAAGAACACTCAAAGTATCTTCAAGGTTAATATCTTCACCAACTTCTCCATCTTCAAACTCAGATAAGTCTTCGACAATTTTTATCTCGGCACATCCTTTATTATACAGCTTCTGAGTGAATTTGTCAAATTTATAATAATCAGTTTTGTTAACTACGATTAGTTTTACAAACTTATCTTTTAAATCGAGCGCATCAAGTTCGATCGGCTCGTTTTCTTTGTCGTCGTATTCGACTCTTGCGAACATAGTATAAGGATTGACAATGAAGTCGAGTCTTCGTTCATCTGTGTCGAACAGGTGAAATCCTCGGGGATCGTTATAATCTTGCCATGTAAGTTCGTATGGATTCCCGAGGTAATAGATGTGTCCGTCATTACTACGGTGATGATAATGCCCAGAAAAAACCATATCAAACTTCTCGAACAAAGATTTATCCAATCCTTCATGACTTTCCATTCCTCTATACATTGCAAAACCAGCGATCTCAAAATGACCCATACAGATGTCTGCCTCTGTAGTCTTCATCTCATTAATACTTGCATCATAATTCTCTGGACAAATCCATGGCATCATACAAACCTTGAACCCATCAAGATCAATCGTTGTTGGTTCATCAATAACATTGACATTACCATACTCTCGCAACAATAAATCTGGCGAGTTTACATCATTAGTATTTTTATAATAGGTATCATGGTTACCAGCAAGCATATGAACAGTAATGCCACGATCTTCCAGTTTGGCGAAAAACATTTCTTTTGCTCGTTGTAGCGAGTAAAAGTTAACGTACTTTCGTCTATCAAAAGTATCACCAAGAATAAGAACAGTGTCAATGCCATTTGCATCGATAGCAGGAAAAAAAGTATTGTCATAAAATTTCTGAAAGAAGTCTATGAAGGTAACGCTATCGTTACGAGCACCGAAATGAATGTCTGTTATAATAGCAACCTTCATGGGGTTCCTTTCGCTGGACCATTAGCACCAATTCGTTTTTCTGGATCGATACCATTAAGATAGTATTTGTTATATAAATGTTTCGTCACACCAGTTGTCTCCTGTAATTCGCGCCATCCATAATAGATTTTACCATTATTTTCAAGCAGAACCTCCATTAGCTTTACCTTACGCATGTCTTGGAAATACTCTCTGATATAATCAGCGAAGTCATCATAGTCATCGAACTCACCATGTGCAATATGGTCGTCCTCAAACGTAAATTTAACTGAGATCAAAGAAATCCTACCTTTCTTTCTTGTGGTTTATTTTCTTGTGCTTTATTGAAGATTTCTGCAACGGAAAATACAGTTCCATTTTCTGGAACTTCGCCACCAAGTTTGCTGGCAAGTTTCTTGGCATCTTCATAACCAAGTGGTTTGAATTCAACGATATCGAAACAACGTCCTGGACGAACAAGAGCTGAATCAATATCACGGATAGATGGTAAGTTAGTTGAGAAGATTAACTTCTTACCACGTGTTGTAACAAGTCCGTCTCCAACATTAAGGAAACGATGCATCATTGTATTACCATCGCTACGTGACTTGAGGAAAGCATCGCTATCTTCAAGAACCATTACGCTTGCATCATCTTCAATGAATCGTGCAAAGAAACCATCCTTCTCAAGGATAGCTGAATCGTATGAAACAATTGCCGATGAGTTTGTATGTGCAAGTAAACCACGAATGAATGTAGTCTTACCAGTTCCTGGTGGTCCAATCAAAAGAAGGATGTTCGCTGACGATTCCATATATCGATCGTAGTAGCTACCAAGAGTTTCTCCTTTAAGGAAAGGATACATCTCGTCAACTGGAAGACGATCACGATTCAATGGAACATTCACAGATCCACCATCGCTACCGTATACCCATTCGATATATGAAGTTACAACGGAAAACTTATCTTCAACTACACAAAGGATATCCTCGGCAAAACCAATGTCACCGAAGGCACGAATTGTTGTGCTGTTACTGTTCACATTGTATGTGATGTAGTTATCAGTTTCTTCTTGAATAATGAAGCCAGATGAAGAGCTACCCTGAACCAATAGGCAATCAATGAAGTGTTCTTCTGCCCATGATGCCCATTTCTCTCTGTTGCAAAGCACTGTTGTCTCGCGATGAACAGTTTGCTTGCCAGCTTCTACGCGACGCTTGAGAATTTCTGTTGTGATTAAATCATCAAAGTCAGAAACACCAAGGAAAATTTTATTGTCTGTACTAGTCATAATATCTTTCAAATTTGCCATGTTATCCATAGCATCCCATGTAAATCTTTTTACGGTTTTTTTAGAACCTCTTGAAACCTTACGATTTCTTGCACGTGAAACACGTGGTCGGTAATCGCCAGAAGCAAGACTTCTTATAATATCTCTCACTGTGTTTGACATCACTCACCTTCAATAAAATCATCTAGAGAAGATTGCTTCTTAACTTTCTTCTCTTTCTTTTTCTCCATAAACGAATCGTCAAAATTACTGTTTGCCTGCATAAAATCTATGTAAGCATTGTGATAGTGGCCATCTTCATCATGTTCTTGAATGTCGAACTGATCAAATGACATGTTCTGAATCATCTTATTCTTTACATAAGACTGTTTCTTTTCTTTGGAAATTCTTCGCAAGAATGCATAGTAAATAATCTGAGTGAAATAAGCAAAGGGGTTGCTTGATTTTGAAGGATCAAAGTTATCAAAGTAATGAATACAATTTTCGATCCCGTCTAGGATCATGTCATCTTTGTAACTGTAATTAATGAAGTTCGGTTTATAGGACAAGTGTGTTGCGATCTTAAGAATACACTCCCCAAGATAATTTGGAATAACTGGTTTAGGTTTACCTAGTTCTTCTGCTTCTTTTATCTTTTCTTTGTATGCTATGATCGCCGCAAGAAAATCTTTGTTATTTACATATTCAGCCACTGTTGTCCCTCAACTAATAATAAATTCAAGTATACCTCTAATGGTATGATTTGTCAAATAAAGATTATTGCAATTAATGCAAGAAAATAAATTTGCTTTTTATTTGACGAAAGAGTAAAGTTACGGTGTAGGGTTTGAAAACGAATCAATGTAAGGTTTCATTACCTTCGATGAAGTATGTTGTTTCCTGCTCTTCCTCTTCACTTCCGTATATCGATTCTAGCATGTCGATTCTTTTCTGAATCTCTTCTGTGGTGAGAGAGTTTAGATCTTCCTCTTCATCTCCCCAATCAAGATCTTCTGCACGCTTACGAATGTTACCATCCTTGTCTCTTTGGACAAGAACATTTCTTTCGCTGTCGCTCAACAATCTTGTATAATGTGGGATCAGAATCTCATGCAATTCTTTAACGAACATAACACTTGAACGTGGGATACGATAATACTTATCTGTGGAGAATTGACACAATGGAGCAGCGACAACTCGCTCATGAGCATTTCCGTCTATCAAGACTGGAAGCATGCGAATAACCATTGGATATGCAAGTTCAATGTGTGACTCGTCTTCCGAGTTCAGCATTGCCATTACCTGCTCGCCAGAAGTCAATTTAACAACAACATAATGTTCGTTCATAAATTTACCTCCACTATTTTTATTTCAAACTGCTCTTCAGCATAAGTTTTGTATCGTTCAGCTGCATGATTTAAAGTATGATTCTTCCATGACTTCCAGTGTAAATCATCGGCAAGGTCGTACAAATTACAACTCGACTTACCATCTTTCTTTCTCAACCCACGTCCAATACTTTGTAGGTTTCTAATCTTGGACTTACTCGGTGATGCAAATATTACATTCTCAATCGAGGGAATGTTAATACCAGTTGAGAAAGTTCCAAAACTGGCAACAATAATCGCATCTTTTTCTTGTTCTGTAATGTGACGGATGTTCTCACGATCAGCTGTTTCGGTTCCACCGTAAACAAAGAAAATCTTGCGTTCGTCATGTGATTTTTGTTTAATTAGATCAAAGAGAATCTTGCCATGTTTCTCAACATACTGAAATAAGACTAGCGTATTGCCAGATGATTTTACCGCAAGGTTGCGAATAAATTTGTTTCGTGCTTCATTCGATACCAAGAAGTCCATTTCTTCCTGATATGTCATATTCTTTTTAGCCTTACGAGTTTCCTCATCATACTTCAGAATCACACACGTAATATTTAGGTTTGATAATTTACCCGAATCCATAAGGGCACGTGTAGTTGTCACTTTGTGGACTGGACCAAACATACCTTCAAGAACTAACTTGTGCACTTTCTTATTATCAAGTGTTCCAGTTGTTCCGATTCTATATTTGACATTATCCATCTTCTCCATTACAGTCGTAAGGGACTTGGCTTTAAACTGATGCGCCTCGTCACCGAAGATAACATCAAACTGCTTGAACCAATTGCGTGGTTGCAGATAGATTGACTGCCATGTTGTAATTAGAACATCGGAAGTAAAGTCTTTTGTAAAACCAGAGTATAATTTCTGAACACGTCTGTCAACTGCCCATTCGTTCACGCATGAGTAATCTTTAAAGTCAGCGTATAACTGTTCAACAAGAGATGTTGTTGGAACAACAATAATACACTTGCGTTTATTTGCGACATGGTATCGCATTATTGAGTAGATAATAAAGGACTTACCCGATGCCGTTGGTGATAGAAGCAATGTTCTATCGTTATCCAATGCTGTTGTTATAGCATCAATTTGATAGTCACGGATTTCGATTTTTTCTGGAAGATCAAGCGAGTTAACATACGCTTCTGTTTGCGTAGCGTTGATTCCATTTTTGATTAAGACTGGTGTTAGGTATTCTATTTGGTACCCATTGCGAGCACAGAATTCTTCTACGTAGGACACCAGACCAACATAGAGTGTTTTACGAATTGCGTCGTAGAGTCTTACTTTTCCATCCCAAAGTCTTGCTCTAAACTGCGGAGTAAACCTTGCTCCTGGATACTCATATGTGAAGAAGTCCGATAGTTCTTTCTCAATACTTGGTTCAGAAAATATACGGACAAATACTTCATCGAGTTTTTCAATTTTAACTATCATTTTGTATACTGATTATAATGATACCCTTTTTCTTTGCGGGTTTTGGATATCTTATCATTCCTCAATTTGTATGTATATTCTTTAAGTTGTTCAGGTGTATCGAATGACATACCAGAAGCAACCAACTCTTTGTATTTATAGTAGTGCGATGTAGACCATTTTAAATCAAGTAAAGCAGCTGTTCTAGATTCATATTGTTTACCGAACAGCGTTACTGGGGTTCTATTATTAGCAGGTCTACCTGAAATTTTTTTAGACCTAGACTTTGACCCTAGTTTTTGTTTATCCGTTCTGTCGTCTCCAGTTAAAAGAGTATTTGGGGACACTTTACCTACTCTTGATGGTGGAATATTACCACCTTTTGCTAAATTCCACCCAATGTTTTCTTCAGGGCGATACTTAGCTTCTAAGGACTCCGCTTGTTCTTTAGTTAAGTTTTCGTGGAGAATTGAAGCGATAGCACCAGAGTTTATACGATTCTTAATATGAGCGTACTTGGTGTATTTAGAGTGCGTTTGAATACGTTTAGAGAAGTCAGAGGTAATACCGATGTACCCCTCTGTTTCTGGGTTGGATTGATCTGGATAGCGAATCCAGTATAAGCAATATGTATTCATATTACTATTTAGTC